TAAAATGCGCCACCGTGCTGCTGTGGAACAGCGTAGCGATAAATTCTGCGGCTTCTTCGTCCATATCAGCCTTAAAAAAAAGACCGGGTTAGCGACCCCGGCCAAAGCAGCGTCCCAACTAGAGGAGTGAGAAAAGACGCTGCCATTCTGTGTCATTCGGCACGGGTACGTCAACTGGCCATAATCCCGCGTCCACTAAGTTCTCAACCGTCTTACGGTGCGCCAGCCACCAGGCTTGTTGCCGTTCCTTGCGCGACCATTTGCTGCCCTGATCGATGTCAAAGTGGCACGACGCACATAATGCCGCGATCAAATTGTCATCCGACTTAATCGACCGGCCCTTGCCGCCGCCCCAGTTGGTGTGGGCTGCTTGCACAAAATCATACGACCCGCATAGCTGACATTCTAGCGTAGCCACCAACCGCAATAGCTTCTGGCTGCGCACATATTTGCGCTTAGGGATACTGATAACGGTCATTTTTGTCGTGGTTTTTGTAAATGCTTTCCGATCTGCGGTCTAAGCAAGCGGCGCATATCCAGCGTTTTGTATTCCTAAAGACCCTTAGTTCGCCTGTCGCTTCCTCGCGGTGCGCTTGGCAGCTTGTGCAAAACCGGCGCTTTGGTTCAGCTTCCATTTTTCCGCTGCTCTCGGTCAAAATAGCCGTTTTCAGCCTCCAGCACCCGCAGATCATTAGCCGCATCCGATACGCCGTGCCAATCTGCACGCGTCACCATCAATTGCAAATAATCAATTAAAGTTTGTCGCTGCGCTTCGTAGTTGGTCATTTCAGGTTCCTCTGCCGGATCATGTCGGCTAGCTCTACTGGCTGTGCTGCGCGGCTAGCTTCTTCGCATAGCTTGGCGCACTCTGCGCGTTCTTGTTTAATTGCCCAGCGCACCGCGTCGCGGGTATCGCTGTGCAGCATGATGGCCGACTTTAGGATTTCGTCGGTATTCATACGCGAAGCATTAAACCTAAGACTTTCGATAAAAATGATTCGCGGCGCTGCTCTATACCCAACAGCACGGCTTGCATAAACTGTTCTTCTTTGCTGAAAAAGCTAGGTCGGAAACATGGTATGTAATGCGACCCGATCTTAATAGGTTCCTCTTTAATAAATTTTCCATCACGTAACATCGTCACCTCCATTCAATGCCTTTTTGCGCTGCCCACGCATCCAGCCATTCAATAAACTCGCCAGCATCCTCTACGGAAAACTTAACGCTCTGAAGCCCTAATTGCACTACTCGATGCCCGTCTAAGCTCGGCACCACCGATCCGATCCGGCGGTTAGTGTCCGCAGCCCACTGGTCAATTAATAATCGCTTCCAATCTTCCAGCGTCCAGCTCGACCCCGCTTCGCCCATCTGTTTGGCGATGTCGTTAATCATGGCGTGAAACTTGGCGTTCTGGTCAAGCGTCCGCGTCAGCGGTCTGATCTCAAGCGTAAATTCTTTTCCTGCTTCTAACGCTGGCTTTAACTTCGTCCACACACTGCCCATTAAAACTTTGGCCTGCGCGATTGAACGTAGCTCAACAATCATTTTAGCCCTATCAATTTCAGCGCATCATCAACAGATTCTACGACCGCCAGCGGCCCACCGTTCCAGTTGTAGTGCCAGATTACCTGCGCTGGGTTTAGCTTTTTTTCACTTGGCGACGCTTCACCGTTTTTGATCTCGACCAGAAATGTTTGTTTCCTGAATCCGACCAGTAAATCCGGCACGCCGCTACCGACCGTAGCCAAACTCTGAACCGTTGCGCCAGCAGCCCTAAGTGCTTGGACAATATCTTCATGGTTTTTGTCTACTCTTGCTGCTCTGCGCATTCATGTCACCAATTAAAATTTCGACTGCCTTTTGCCCACGCTTAACGGCAATCTGGCGCTTTATATCTTCCCACCACTTTGCGGCTTCTTTTGCGCCATGTTCCTTGCGGTGCAATTTATACTGCGCTACCCAAAACTTTGCCTCTGTGATTCGCCGCCATTCCTCAGACCAGGTGTATGCAGTCAAATTTTTTCTGCCACAATAATTTTGCGATATTGGTCTAAAACCTTGCCACGACTAAAACCTGTAATGAGTCCAGTTTGTTTGTTTTTGCGCCACAAAGTTGAATCTGTTTTGCCTATTGCTGGCTCAAGCCCTATGGTTTCAAATAATTCCGGCAATAGTTGTTTGCGCCAAACATTTATTTTTCTCATACGACGCACACCACCATCAACAATAGCAACCACTTCGTAGCCTAACGCTTTCCAAAATTTGTTGGCATCGATGTCGAATCCGCATCGCAAAGAAACGCAAGTTGCGTTGCCCTGATTTGCATATTCTTCCATAGCTGCAACCAACGCGGCTCCATGCATTTTTAATCTTGCATCATACTCAATGCAAACCTGATGACATTTAACAGCGTTGTTTTGCGCACCAACGTAAATGTAACCACATGGTTGTCCATTTAATAAACCTAAAAATAATCGACCTTTTTCTTTTTCTCGTTCAAATACTTGTTTTGGATAAAACGACAATGCTTCTGCATTTTTTTTCTGCAAAAAATCAATATAAATCAACATTTCTGGATGATCTTGCACGACAACAAAATTATTCATAGCAAAATTACTCATTCGGGTCATCAAGCAACAGCACCGCCAACCAGCCAGCAATAAAAAAAACAACACCAGCGCCCATCAACCCACCTGCGACCAACAAAATAATCTCAGCAAAGGTTACGTTCATCTTCTGCCCTCTGAATCAACATTTTAATTTCAGCCACCGACATACCAAACTTTTCGTGCATATCCAAAATTAACGCCGCCGATACCGCACAGGTGCCGTGCCGAAACTTTGAGATCATGCTAGGGGCGCAACCAATCTCACGCGCTAACTCACAATCGTTGACGCAATGCAACCTGTTGCGCAGATCGTCCATCAGCGCGTGCGGTGGTATTGGATTCTTTCTCATTTTTTCCCCTTATGTCGGTGCGTTTAACGCTGCCTTGGCCATCGACACCTGAACCGGCAAAAGAGATTTGTCGCCATGTTCGTGCCGTTCCATAATTTTCTTTGCCCATCGCTTATGGTCAATGTGGCTTGATTCTGACTTATGAACTTGCATCTTTGCAAGATATTTTTGTGCAACTTCAGCAGAAACTTTAACCGGCGGCAAAGAAACCACAGGTTTAGGTATTTCAGGCCATTGCGATTTTTCTAACTCATCACCGAGTGCGCTTTCCCACCGACCTTTAATTTGCGGGTAAGTTGCGTTTTTTATATCAAACGCACCAACGCGCACAGCAGCCCAAAAAACCGCCGGATGGCTCCATACCCCAACCTCGCCTCGATCTCGCGCCATAAGCCCGTTTAATGCCTCTGTGAAGGCTTTTTGAGCGTCTAGCTTTGGGCGGCAAAGATTGATGAACTGCGGCAGGCTCGGTGGCCATTCCAAAGTCATTAGCGCCTGTGCGCCTTTGGTAACTTCCTCGCGGCTAAGTTTGCCCAGCTCGTGCGCCCACATAGCCTTGACCGCATCGATGTCGGTATCCCGCCACATTTCGGTAAATTTGCTGCCATAGAAATTAATCATCTTCACAAACAGCGCGTCAACCCACCGATCAGGCAGCGGATTAGTTGAGGTCGATAATTCGGTCGTCATGGCTTACCTTTCCTAAAATTGCTTCAGCTACCTTTCGGCGGCCCGCGTCTTTGGCGCTTTCGAACGTCCGCGCACCCTTTTCATTTCGCACCCAAGTTTTCCAAACCCGCGACCAATCCATCTTGACCGCCTTGCTGCCAGCTTGAGCCAGCCAGTAATCGCGGAAATTCTCGGCCACGCGCTGCCATTGCAAATCGGTTCTTTCTTTTTTGCAATAAGCAATGTCCTCGTCGCTGGGTTCCCAGTTGGCAGGCAAGCGCGTTCCGCGCTGCTTCTCTACTCTTTTTATTGGTTCTTGTTTATTGGTTATTGGTTCTTGGTTTATGGTTGGTTGAACGTCCGTTGAACGGTCGTTGAACCGCCGTTCCGCAGAGGCTTTGCCAGCCCTTGATGCTTGCTCAACTTTGCTGCGGTATTTTTCGATTTCGCGGTCAGCGCGATGGTGAATCCAGCCGCCTTCGGTCAGCTCAAAAAACTCATTCAGGATGGTTTTGACGGCTTCTTCGTTGGCACGCATGTTGATCTGGCGTGCAACGGACGTTGAACACTCGTTTAACGGGCGTTCTTGAAGATAGTAGGCATCAAGCAAGCGCCGGTAGGCTAAATCTTCAAGATCAGAAAGGTGGCGCGTATGGCTGGCGTAATCGCCAATATTAAATTGGTAATAGTGCATTTCAACTCCGCATCACTCCCA